AGAGACCACTACCGCACATCCTTACGTCAGACCATCACACAACTATCTTGCAGAGCACGGAACACTCGCTTTCTCGAAAGATCTCACACCTAGTACGCTGCACACTGTGTACAATGAACAGATCGTCAGAAAGTTGATGCGGGACGTCAAAGGTTGGGCCACCAAACCGGTCACATACCCCCGCAGGAAGAACACCGGGATCCCAATTATAGTTGCTGGTGCCAATGCCGCCCTGAACGATGTCATCCTGACAGTCTGGGCGATCACCGCACATACCGCCTTCTCTCTGATGAAGAGAGGCGCTAGTACTGAGGACCTCATAACTTCAATTGATAGTACTCTTCGGAGGTGGTTTCCGCCGTTAGCGTTCATTGAATTCTCGCGTGTGCAGCACACGGACAAAGAAATGTACAAGCTGACTGAGGCAGGATGGTTAAAGACTAGGAACCTAGAAGGTCGGGTACGCATCATACAAGGAACAGCAAAGATTGTCGCTATGATCTCAAAGTTTTTTGTGAAGGCCATTAGTGATGCACATTTCTACACTCCAGGTTCGCATTTTATGGCGACACCCGAAGAGTTGCTGCGGCGCCATAAACTGAATACTAGCAGAGGCTGGATACCCGTAGCGTTAGACCAATCCCGCTTCGATCTGCACCATGGAGGCAATAGGCTGCAATACGTTTTACGAGTCTGGTCAAAGGTGCTAAAGGAGATACTTAGAGTAGATCCCCTACCACTGTTCAACTATGAGACGGGGATGCCCGCATACATCATAACGGAGCAGGGAGTCACAATGAGTCAACCTTTCGACGGAATAAGATCGGGCGATTCAAAGACTTCTCGAATGACATCACTTCTAAACGCATGTGAGCATTTATATGTTCTACGGAAGGCCGGCGCTACTGACTGGTATGACTTTATCATTATGGGCGATGATATGATTGCCTGGATGCCGCCTGAGATGGTCGAAAAGTACAAGCGTGCCATTCCACAGGTTGCAGCAGAGTTAGGCATTAAGATTGAACTGGAGGAACCACCTCGATTCATCGGGAAATACCCTCGTATTAAATCTAACCAGGTGGTAGGCAACAGAGGGTCTCATATTCAATCCGCGGTATGGCCAGAGAGGCCGAAACATCCGAACGCTTTACCACTAGCAATATGGGCTAGGGTGGAAATCGCCGAGAAGGAGTCCCGCGACCCAGTGCAGCTCTACCGCGTGTACCGAGACATTTTCAATCGCCTCAGTCGATTTGTTCCCGCTATAAACTCGCGAATGAGAGTGCTTGGGAAGTACGGCATGTCAGAGTTTCCAGAGAGCTATGAAAGGATGAAAGAGATAGTGAAGGACATGGTGAGGAATGCAGATAAGTTATTTCCGAACGTACATGAAGAGATAGATAACATTATAACATTCCTGTCAAAAGGAGCCAATTATGATACTGACGTTGAAGTGAACCTAGCTGGTGAACCACTGAGAGGATCAGAACAGGTGACACTAGAAGAGCTGTTGCCTATCGTTGAAAAACATCTAAGAGTTGGGGGTGCAGACGCACTTCGTATGGTACATAAGGACGCGATTCACGTTTCACAAGCAGATTCAGTTCCCGAGTTCAGCCGTAGATTGGAAAAGCTTATACAGACAATATGGATGAACAGGGGTGCATTAGGATTGCGTGGTCCAAAAGGACCGGGCCGCGACTTCCTTATGGATGGCGCTACCTCCTC